GTGACGATCCTGACCCCGGCCCACGGCCTCCCGGTCGTCGTCCCCGACACCCCCGCAGGCGCCATGTTCAGCCGCCGGTCCGGCGAGCGCTGGGACATCGACGGCCGCCCGCTCACCCGCGAGCAGTGGTTCGAGCTCGTCGCGGACGCCGACTACCGCGTCATCGTCGCGACCCACCTCTTCGGCGCCTACACCGGCGGTGCCCGCATCACGGTGCGCACCGAGTGGGCCGGTGAGGACCTGCGCCCCACACCCGATCCGGACCGGCCCCCGCTGATCTTCCAGACCCGCGTCATCGGCGGCCCGCTCGACGGCCGGATCTGGCTGTCCGCGCGCCGCCCCACCGCTCACGCCCTCCACGACCACGCGATCGGCGCGGTGTGCGAGGCCCTCACCCTCGGGAGACCCTGATGGCCCCGTTCGTCGCCGGCCTGATCGTCGGCTTCCTCGTCGCCGCCGCGCTGTTCACCGTCGTCGGCGTCTCGATCTCGCTCCGCCGCGCCGGGGACATCATGCGGCTCCTCGCCGACCCGCGGCCCCTCCCGGGCGAGGAGCCGCTCACCGCGGCCCCGTTCACGGCCGACCCGTCTCCGCTCGAGGTCCGCACGTTCCACCGCGTGGACCGCGCCCAGCGCGACGAGCCGCCCGCCCGCCGGCCCCGCGCCCCGCGCAGCAGCGAGGACGGGCAGCACAGCTCCGGGGAGACGAAGGCCCCGACCACCGAGGCCCGCCGGGCCGCCGGGCCGCCCGAGTCCCCGGTGGAGCGCACGCACGCGATGCCCGCGTACCGGCCCCGGACCCGCCCGGCCGGTGACACCGGGCTCGACGCCGAGCAGCTCGAGCGTGTTCTCAGCCGCGGGGTGGCCCGCCCGACGTCGGCCGGTGACCCGTGGCGGTTCGACCGCGCGTCGGGCCGATGAAGGTCGAGAGCGTCGTCGCCGACGACGGCTCCGAGGTCCAGATCAGCTGCCGCCCCCGGCACCTCAGCGTCACCGTCGTCAGCACCGCCACCGCGGCCGCCGTCGACGAACTCGTCCGACAGCTCGGCGCAGCCCTCGAGGCGCGCGCCACGCAGCTCGTGAGCAACGACGGGCCCGTCCCCTCCGGGCCCGTCGGTCCGGCCGCCGACTCCGCGGGGCTTCCCACCGCCGTGGACCACGTCGACGACCGGGCACTGTCGGCGGAAGCGAGCCCCACCGCGCCCGCCGACGACCGCGGCCCCGAGCTCTCCGACCTGGAGCTCGGGGCCGCGGCCTCCGCGGCCGCTCCGGCGCCCGCGCCGCTCGCCGTGCAGTTCGAGTCGGGCCAGCTCGCGCTCGACGACCCGACTCGCGCTGACGCCGACGAGCTCTTCGCCGCCGGCGTCAGCGCGCACCACGTCGCCGCGGAGCTCGGCATCGACCTCGACACCGCTCGCGCGTGGCAGCGGGAGGCCCGGTGAGGATCAAGACGAGTCAGCTGATCGCGGTGCTGCAGGACCTCATCCGGACCGCGGGCAACGATCCCGAGCTGCCGACGCTGAATGCGATCTTGCTGCACACGACCCGCGGCCACCACGGCGCGGAGCCTGGCCAGGTCGAGCTCTTCGCCGGCGTCTCGACGAACCGCTACTGCGTCGGGCACACCTACACCTGGTGTTCGGGCCAGCTCAGCGGCCCCTCGCTGTGGTCGGTCCGGGACGCGAAGAACGTCGTCAGCGTGTTCAAGGCCGCCCGGGGCAAGGACAAGCACGACGTCCACGCCGTCGAGATCGTCCGCTCGGCCGGAGAGATCGTCATCCGGGAGGATCCGAACCTCATCGACGAGGGCGTGTCTCTGGCCTTCGGTGAGCGCGACGCCGGCGACTTCCCCGCGCGGGGCGTCTACCGGCACCTCGACATCGAGCAGCCCACGACGAAGCTCGAGGTCGACGCCGGCGTCAGCCGCTTCGTCGACGCGACTCCCGCCACGGACATCAGCCCGTCGGTGCTGGCACCGTTCCTCGCGGTCGCGAACCGCCGGGGCGAGCCGGTCCGGCTCTACCGCACCCACCAGTGGGTGCCGATCCTCGTGCAGATGGGGGAGGCCTACCGCGGCGTCCTGATGACGGTCCGGACCGACGACCCGGTCGAGCACCAGGAGCGCCCGACGTCCGACCTCTACCCGCCCGACCTCGACGACCCACGCTGGGCGCCGAAGGGCGACGCAACGACAGAGACCGAGGACTGGCAGCAGCTCGACCTCGGCGTCGAGGGAGACGACGACAGCGCCGACGACAGCGCCGACGAGCTCGAGGACGGCCCGGAGTGACGGCCGTCGACGAGTGCGGCGTCTCGCTGACCGGCGACCCCGTCACCGACGCCCTCGTCCCGCTCGCGACCGAGCTGGCCGCCGCCGTGTACCTCGAGGACCAGGAGTCCTGCGCGCTGATCCGAGCCGAGGCCGAGGACATCCTGCTCGTCCACAACCTCGACCCCGCCGACGCCGGCTGGGCCCTGGCCACCGTCGCCGCCGGGATGCTGCCCGGCGGCGCTCCTCCGTCCCTGCTGCTGGCCTGGCGGGCGCTGCCCCTGCACGTCCGCCAGGGCCGCCGCCTGCCCGAACACAGCGCCTCCTGAGCGCTCCCCTACGAGACCAGAGAGGAGACCCCCCGCCCATGGCCTGGCAGCTGACGGCAGAGATCCACGCCCACGCGCCCCGCATGAGCCTCGGCGAGCGCGCAGTGCTCCTCGCCATCGCCGAGCAGGCCCGCGTCGAGACCCGACGCACTCCCCCGCTCGGCCGCGACGAGCTCGCCGAGCGAGCCGGCCTATCCATCCACGGCCTGCGCTCGGCGATCCGCCGACTCCGCGACCGCGGCCTCGAGGTCCGCGTCCCGCTCCCGGGCCGCACCTCCAGCGACGGACGCCCGATGTTCGCCGTCCCCGGCGTCCGCACCACCTACATCCTCCCGACGTTCGAGAGCGGCCTGACGGCCCTCCTGACGCCCCAGGCGCCCGGAGCCTCCGACTGCACGGGGACGGCCGACGAGACGCTCAGCGACGCGCACAGCCCGCAGCACGACGTCGTCGACGCCGAGGGCGCCAGCGCCGCGGTCGACGCCGCTGCCGAGCCTGTGGACAACTCGCTCACCAGCGACGACAAGGGGGGTACGAGCTGCCCCCCTGCCATCCACAAGGGGGGTACGACGTACCCGGCTAGGGGGGTACGAGATGCCTCCCAGAGGGGGGTACGAGATGCCTCCCCCTTCCGTACCGGAGTGCCCGTACGTGCGGGCGCGCGCGTACGCGAGGCCGACCAGGCCGCCGCTGTGGACAACTCCGCCGCGCCCGGCATCGCCGCCGAGCTTGAGCGGATCGGCACCGTCCCGCCTCGCTGCCTCGATCACGCCGACCTCGCTCCCTCCGAGCGCCCGCCGTCGTGTCCCGAGTGCGCCAGCCTCCGCCGCGAGCACAAGGCCCGCCGCTCCGAGGTCATCCGCGGCGAAGCCCGCCGACGCCGCCGCTGCCGCGGCTGCGACGACCTCGGCTGGGTCCTCGGCCCCGACGGCCACGCCCTCTCCGACCCGGCGATCCGGTGCACCCACCCGACCGTCTCGACCCCGTCCACATCCCCCACCAGCACGAACACCACCGAAAGGCAGGGCGCTCACCGATGACCACGTGCGAAACTGTGTACGCCGTTCACAGTTCTCGTCGCCCAGGAGGTGACGACCATGCCCCGCCGTCGCCGACCGACCCGCGCCGAACTCGCCGACCGAGCCCGCCTCGACTGGCTGTGCGAGCGCACCGAGGCCGAGCAGGAGACCTGCGAGTACTGCCAGGCCTCGCCCTCGGTGACCTGCCGCGACCCCCGCACCGGGCGCCCGCTGGTCCGGCAGACCGCGCACCTCGCCCGCATCCGGGCCCGGGCACGTCGAACCGCACGGCGCGCCGTCGGCGCACGCTGAGCGCCCGCGACGTCGCCCTCGTCGCCGGCGGCGCGGCCTTCGCCGCGTTCGCCCTCGTCGGCCTGCCCATCGCCGCACTCGCCGCCATGGCACTCACCGCGGCAGTCGCCACCGACACCCGACCCACCGCGGCCCACCCCAGGAACCGGGGCTGGGCCTACGACAACTGCGCCTCGACGTCAGGGCAGGGAGGCACCCAGTGACCACCTCGACCGCCGGACCCGAGCAGCTCAACGACCAGACCGACGACAGCGAGCAGCACTCGTTGCTCATCAACGGCATCCTCGGCGCGCTCGACGAGACCCAGGCCGCCGTCGACGCAGCGATGGCCGCAGCCGAGCGCGCTCGGCTCATCGACCTCCTGCTCGACGCTGCCTACCCGGCCAGCGACGACTCCGCCACCCGCCCCTGGCACGAGCTCCCGCACGTCCACCTCCGAACCATCGCCGACAGCGCCGAGCACACCGGCAAGCCCAGCGTCGTCGAGCCCCTCCTCGAGTCCCGCCGCGCGATGGCCGGCCGCATCCTCGACGCGCTCACCCCCGAGCTCGCCCCGGAGCCCGACCCCGACGTCCCCGGCGAGCAGCCCGTCAGCACCGACACCCTCCGCCGCTGGGCCGTCTGGGCCGACCAGATCGCCGAGCACGCCGACGCCCGCCGCCGGCTGGCCACCAACGGCGCCCGCCACCTCGCCGACCACATCCGCCGCGAGATCGCCTACCCGCTCAACCGGCCCGACCTCGACCCCGCCGGCTACCGCGACCCCTCGATCTTCGACCAGGACCGCCAGGACCCCGCCGCAGAGGAGACCTCGTGAGCTACCAGATCATCGCCGAGGTCCCCGTCGAACCCGCCGACCGCGCCGTCGTCCTCGACAAGGACGGCCACGCCTGGCAGCGCGTCGGCGCGACCTGGGCCGGCGTCGGCGGCAACCTGTTCGGCGGCAAGCACTGGCGCCACCTCGTCGTCGACCGCGGCCCCCTCACCCTTCTCGCGCGGACCGACCTCGACGACGTCGCCCGCCGCATCCAGGACAGCACCGAGCGCCTCACCCTCGGCTGGGTCACCAGCGGCCCAGACGGCCGCACGACCGTTCAGAACGACATCCACCAGCACCGCACCGCCGTCGGCCAGCTCCACGCCCTGGTCGCCGAGCTCCGCGGCGAACCTGTGGACACCGAGTCCGACACGGAGGAGACCGCCTGATGATCGAGACAACGCAGCCACGTCAGGTCGGGAAGTGGACGGCACAGCTCGATGCCCTGAGCAAGACGGTCGGCGTCATCGTGACGCCGGACGAGGACATCACCGCGCGAGTCCGTGAGGCCCTGCCCGCCCGCGATGTCCGGCTCGACCTCCACGCCACGCCGGGCGTCATCCGTGTCTACGAGTTCGCGAACCTGCCGCTGCACCTCTACACCAAGGCCGAGGCCCGGCGGTCACGCTCATGACCAGCGCGAACGAGCGCCACCGACCGCTGCAGAGCGGCCCGTGCGACGAGTGCGGACAGCCGATCATCTGGGCCTACACCGCCAACGGCAACCCGATGCCGGTCGACGCGAAGCCCAGCGACAACGGCAACGTCCTGCTCGACGCCCGGCACCCCGACCACCGCGGCCGCCCCGCCGCCGGCGTCCTCGGCGCCCAGGCCGCCGCCGGCGCCCGCGACCGCGGGCAGGAGCTCCGCACCCACCACCGGCTCACCTGCACCCACCCCGAGCGCTGGGCCCGCAAGACCCGGAAGGCCACACGATGAGCACGAACGACACCGACCGCTACGAGGCAGCCGCGCACGCCATGCAGACCGGCGTCCTCGCCGAGATGCATCGCGAGGGCGTCCCCGCCGAGCACCTCGACGACCGCACCTCAACGGGCCGCAAGCACCTTCGCGTCGGCGTCAACAGCGCCCTCGTCGGGCAGGCGGCGATCGCATCGCTCCTGATCGCCAAGGGCATCTTCACGATTGAGGAGTACACCGCGGCACTCGCCGACGAGATGGAGAAGGAACAGCGGCTCTACGAGGACCAGCTCGGGGTGAAGCTCCGGTGACCCCGGTTCCACAGACGCCAGTGGAGGTCGCTCTCGCAGCAGCCGACCGCTGCGAGCGCGCCGGAGGTGACGACGCGACCCGGGCCGAGGCCGACGCCGCGCTCGCGTACGCGGCCGGCGTGCTGCGGATGCTGGCCGCACAGGCAAAGCCCCACTCGTCATGCCGATTCAACCCGGGCCCGCCGGCCAAGTGCCGCGCGCTGATCGGCATCTCCGGTGTGCGCTGCACGCTCGCCCTCGGGCACGGCGGCCACCACACGGCCGACGGCGCCGACAGAGCGGCGTCCCCCGCGTGACCGCCACCGCCCACCGCCTCGAGCTCCCACGCTGGGACCAACCCGACTGGCGCGGCCGCCGCCAGATCTGGGACGTCCTCCACGCCAACCAGCGCTCGACGTTCCACTCGAACCCCCGCGTCCACAACGCGATCCGCCAGCGGTCGGTCAACTTCGTCCTCACCACGGTCGCGAACCTCGCCCGCGCGGCCGCCATCCCGCAGTCCGAGCACCTCACCGTCGAGCTCGTCTGGGTCCCCGACCGCCGCAACCGCAACCGCGACTCCGACAACCTGTGGCCGCTGCTCAAGGTCTGCGCCGACGCACTCGCCCGCGGACCCGCCCGCCGCGCCCGCGGCGCGATCGGCCTCGACCTCGTCCCCGACGACGACGCGCACTGGATGACGAAGCTCGCCCCCCGGATCGGCGACCACGCCGCCGAGACCCCCGGCCTGCGCCTCCTCGTCATCGCCCACACCCGCCAGCCCGAGCCGGCCACGACCGTCCGCCTGCTCCACGAGCTCGCGACCACTGTCCCCGCAGGAGAGACCCGATGACCTTCAGCCCCTTCACCGAGGCCGACGCCCTCAAGTTCTCGAGGCAGCTCGCCGAGGGCCTCAGCCTCGGCGGCCAGACACCTCCCGCGAGCCACCCGACCCCGCCCGTCCCGCCGACACCGATCACCCCGGACGACGACGGCGAAGGCGGCGGCGGCGACGACGACGACAACAACAACGGCTGCTTCGAGGTCTACGTGTCCCTCGTGCCGCCGGGGCACGGCTCGAGCTACCGCTCCATGATCACGCTCGACGGCGAGGGGCTCCGTGCCGAGATGATCGCCAGCGCCGTCATGCAGGCGTCCGCAGGCGCGCTGGCCCAGCTCGGCATCTACGTCCCGATGCTCATGGCCGGCCTTCCCGCCCGGCCGCCGCAGCCGGCCCCACCGACGCCGCCCGGGCCCGCACGGCCCACGCCCGCCACCGTCGCCCAGGGCGAGCCGTGCGCATGCCCGCCATGCACGGCCCGCCGCCGCGCGAACGGCCACACCGCATGACTGCCTCTACCCCGGACGAGGCCGCCGCGCTGCTGCAGGCGATGGCCGAGCACGGCATCCGCGTGTCCGACCGCCGGTTCGAGCAGGCCGTCACCGCCGTGCTGGCCGAGCGGGAGGCCACCCGCCCCGTACTCGACGCCGCCGAGGAGTACGTCGATATCGGCGGGAAGTGGTCGCACAACGAGCTGGTGCGCGCGGTCGACGCCTACCGCGCGGCGCTGGGTTCCGCCGAGGCGTGCGGCCCGGCCGCCGAGTTCGTTACGTCCCAGGTCAGAGGCTCCGCGAGCCTTGCAGGCCCGGCCGCCGAACCCGCCGCCGCCCTGCCGCCTCACCCACGCATCTGGTGGGACGGGCACGACTTCCTGACGCTCGTCCCCGGCCCGCTACTCGTCGCCCCCGACGACGACGGGGAGGTCCGGTCAACCATGCCGGGGTTGTACCGCGCCCGGAAGGTTGAGGACGTCACGATGTCCGACGGCTCCGTCGTGGAACTCGCAGCCATGGCGGGCGCCCCCGAACCCGCGCCAGAGCCGGACTGGGAAGACGACGGTCGAGTCGGCTGGCTCGTCGGCAAGGGCCACGACGTCGAGCGGGACGCCACGGGAAGCGGCGCAGCAACGATCCGGATCGGCGACGACTACGTCACCACCGACCGAGCCCGACAGCTGCGTGACGCCCTGTCCGCCGCGCTCGGTGCTGGTGCGCCGCAGCCCCCGGCCGTACCGACGTGACCGTCGACGAGGCCCTCGCGGCGGCTGAGTCCTGGGTCGCGATCCCGGATCCGAACGAGTGCGCCCGACTCCTCGCCCGGGAAGTGCGGACTCTGCGGGCCGAGCTCGCCCGGGAACGCGCCCGACGCACCCTGGGCGGTGTCCCGCCCGGCTACCACCTGCCCGGCGCGTGGGCCAACCAGCCGCTCGCGCCGCCCGCCTCTGCCAACGACCCGGGCGCGCCGCCGCTGGTGACCGACCGGAGCTCCCGCCACGCCCCCGCCGAACCGAACGGCCGCAACGACACCGAGGAGGCCTGACGTGCCGATGAATGAGCACCTGCCAGTGACCGTGACGCTGACCGTCGAGGTCGACGGCCACCGCATGACGTTCGAGGCCCACGGCAAGGCGATGGGGCCGCGCTACCACGGCACGGACCCCGACCCGTACGCCGTCGACTCCACGCTGGAGGACTCGGTGCGCCGGACCGTGTCCCACGCCCACATCGACGTCACCGCCCGGGCCCAGGAGTCGATACGGCGGCTCTACCCCGTGCACACCGACCGGCTCGGGCTGAGGTCGGTGTGACCGCCCAGCTCGAGCTGTTCGGCACCCAGCCCGCCGCCGCGCACGTCGACGCCCTCGTGTGCCTGCGGGACGCGATGTCCGACGCGCTCGAGGTCATCGTCGAGCTGCGGAACCCGAGACCGACGGACAGCCGGTCCCCGCGCGCGGCCGGCGACTGGGCGTTCTGCGTCTCAAACGCCGGTCTCCGCTACCAGCGGGCCACCGAGTGGTGGGGCTGGGGAGCGTGGGACCGCGCCCCGCGGCACCTGCTCACGTGGGACGATCTCAGCCGCCTCGTCGGGGACGACCCGCGCCGGGCCGAGGTGGCCGCCTGGGTCGAGAGCCTCCCGATGCCCCGCTGGCAGTGGCTCTCGCGGCCTCATGAGCTCGGCCCGGACCCGGCCGGCTGGCACCCCAGCTACTTCTGCCGCGACCACGTCGACGACCAGTGGCCCGCCCGCCTGCGGGCGTGGCGTCTCGTGCTCGAGCTGCTCGACGACGCGATCGCCGGGCGGCAGCCCACGCCGGCGGGCGAGCGCCCGTGACCCTGTTCGACGTGCCCGCGGCCGCCGCGCCGGCGCCGGTCGTGTGCCGCTGGTGCCGCCGCGAGTTCGCGGCGGCACCGATCCCTCCGCACCCGACGCGGTGCCCGTGCCAGCGCCGCCACCTCCCCGGGGCGCGCTGCCCGTTCGAGACCACCTGCCCCGGAGTTGGGAGAGAACCTGCCGATGCCTGACCAGCACCGCTGCCGCCGCGGGCACCACTGCCCCGACCGCGGGACCGACACCACCACCGGCGAGGTCCTCGGCGCCCTGGTCGCCGAGCCCGGCATCTGCCACCGCGACGAGAAGCTCCTCGGCAAGGCCCTCGACGAGCTCCCGGAGCTGTGGCTGCAGCTGCGCGCGATGATCCAGCCATCGATGGCCGCCACCTCCGGCGGCCCGTCCGGGACCCGCACACCGCCGATGCCGCTGCGCGCCGAGCCGCTCGTCGCTGCCGAGGCGATCCACGACGAGCTCGTCCTGTGGGCCACGCTCGTCCGGGCCGCAACCAACATGCGCGCCCAGCCCCGCACGACCGTCCCCGTCGACGTGCCCGCCGCGGACCGCGCGATGTACGCGACCGCGGCCGCCGTCGGCGCTGCTGCGTCCCTGCTCTCCCGCGCCGTCGACGTCCTGCTCGGCCTCCCGGCCCGGGACCTGCAGCGCTGGGACCCGACCGGCTCCGTGCTGCTCACCGAGCGGCAGGACGGCGTCGACGGGGCCGTCGCGCTGCTGAACCTCCACCAGCGCGCGACCACCGCCGCCGGGCGCCGGCGCCTCGTGCACTTCCTCCCGACACCGTGCCCACGCTGCGACTCCCCCACGCTGCAGCGGGAAGACGGAGACGACGAGGTCCAGTGCGTCACGTGCTACGCCGCCTGGCCCGAGGACCGCTACAAGTTCTTCACCCGCATGCTCGTCGAGGACCTCGAGTGGGCAGCGCAGTGCCCGCTGTGTGACGACCTCGGCCGCCGCCTCGACGACCTCGAGGGCCCGCTCTGCGAGCACGCACCGCTCGCCACGGCCGCCGAGGGCGAGCAGCTCGTCGAGGACGTTGTCGAGCCGGAGCCCGCCGCGCGGTGACCCGTACCGATCCCTGGCCGTGGCCCGCCGACACCCAGCTCGACCGCGCCCGCCGCGTCGCCCGCGACTACCGCGAGGCCCTCGCCCAGGTCGCGCCGACGCTCGCTGCGCGGCTCGACGACATCACCGCCCGACGAGGCCAGGGCTGGATCGCGGCTCGCCCAGTAGCACACGACCCCGACGATCTACTCACGGTCGAGGAGGTCGCCGAGTTCTGCCAGGTCGCCGTCCGCACCGTCACGACGTGGCGGCTCGAGCGCACCCCCCCGCTCCCGGGCAAGCGCACCGCGGACGGCATCCGCATCCGCTTCGGAGACCTCGTCGCCTGGCAGGCGGCGCGCCGTCGCCGACGTGTCGATCAGTAGCCGTTAGGGGATGCGGTCCCGTTGAGCTGCCGGGTAGGCAAGATACAGCGCCCGGACACGCTTGAGCACCATGAAGATCGTCAGCAGGAGCTGCAGACTTCCGAACACGATCAGAGCGGAGATCGAGGGGGGCACCCGGTCCCCGTCTGTGAACATGACGAATCCACCCAGGACGCCGCTCAAGAGGATCCCCAACAGGACCGCGTAGCTGATGTTGGCCCGCAGCTCGGCGGCAAGGCGGATGACCATTGCCCCCCGGGCCGGGTCGGACTTGTCTGTCGCCCGCATCGTCATGTCGAACATCAAGACGAACACGCCGAAGATCAGCCCAGTGAAGATCGCCGTCGCTGCAAGGACTTCCGGGAGGTGCCGAACCTGGGCGCCTACGACGAAGGTGAAGCCACCAACGACAGCGGGGACCAGCAAGAAGACAGCCAGGTCCATGCCGAACCGCTTGGTGTCGTGGTTCCGCATCGTGGCGTAGTGATCGACCACGAGGTCGACCACCGAGAACCTGCTACTCGTTCCCCCCGGAGCCATCAGCGTCCTCCTCGGAGCTCGTGACCGGCTCAATTCTGTACGCAGCGCCCTCCGGCGACCAGCCCTCCGTCGCCCAGTTGCTGGGCAGACTGACGCCGAGGCCGCTGGCTACCTCGCTCACTGAGCCGTTGACGGAGGCGTAGAAGTCCTGGTCGGAGGGGCGGCTGCTGCCGATCACGTTGATGAAGCGGGGGGCTTGGTCACCGATTACCGACATCGTCAGGGTCCGATCACCGGACTGGGTCTCGACGTTGAGCTCGTTGTAGTCAAGATCGTTCATCACCAGCAGCCGGCGCCGCACGTCACTCTCGTTCTGGAGCCGCTTCAGGAAGACGCGCTTGAATGGCCCGGTGATCTGCGTCTTCATGCTGAAGGACCCGGCCTCCTCGGCCTGCCCCATGTTCTCGGCCAGGTCATGCGGAATCGAGTAGCGCCGAAGGTTGATCGCGTTGATGTTGGCCTCCTCGAGGTACCGAGCGAGGGCGGCGGCGTCGGCGACAGGGTCGACGTCGAGGATGAGACCATCCGTCACGCGACGAAACGACCGCTTGAGCTCGTCCCTGAGGACGTCGCGGCGTGTGCTGCGACCGTGAGCTTCGACCACGAGCATGCCTGCAGTCGAGCGGTCAGGGAGTACGAGGAGGCCGCGGCGGGGGTGATGCTGAGTCTCGATGTGGCGTGGCGAGCGGTTGAACGGAGCTGAACCCGAGTCGTCGTCAGGATCGGTGATCGTTGAGGCTTGCCCACTTCGGCCGATCTCGTATGTGAACTTCACACACCGGCCGATCCCCGTCACTGACTTGATCGTGAGGTGGCGCGTCTTGTCCGACCCCGTCGTCAGCCGGTGGTCGACCAACCCGTGCATGATCCCGTAGAGCAGCTCGAGCGCATCGGCCCCGCCGCTCTCGGACGGATCATCTGCCGGCCGCAGCGTCCCCAGCCGCAGCGGCTCCTTCACGGCGTGCTTCCGAGCGCACACTTGCGAGATCATGTAGCCGTAGCTGGGCATCTGGTCGCTTCCTGTTCACCCGTTCGATACCTCGCTGCGGACCGTACCGGCACGAACAATCTCGTCGACGTGTGCCCCACGGTCGCGTGCGGTGTGGCTCACTTCGAGTCTGTGCCTGGGAGCGGACCTGCAGCGGGCAGCGCGCAGGAGCCGACTACGCCTCTTCGGCGTCCTCGACAGCGTTGGCCACGCGAGGCTTCGCCCAGCGAGAGACGGTCGATTCGTGCGCGCCGACGCGCTCGCCGATCTGGGCGAACGTGAACCCGCGTGCGTTGAGCCGGACGGTCACCTCGTGCAGCGTCTCGCGTCCGCTCTTCGCGATCGCAAGGACGGCGAACAACTGATCGGCGTCGAGCTGGTCGAGCTGGTCGGGATTGCTGGTGAGTCGGACCATCGCGTTGATCACCTCGGGGGTCAGGTCCGCCACGAGCGGATCGTAGGGCACCGCGCGACTTGCAGAAGTGCAAGTGACGGGGGCAGACTAAGTCCCGAACTTGCAGAACTGCAAGTCACCGAGGAGACGCCATGCCTGACCTGTGGTTCGGTCTGACCTTCGCCCAGGCCCTCGTCGTCATCGCCGTCGGCTACGGCCTCGTCCGCGCGATCGGCGCGGTCTACTACGCGCTACGCGGCGCCCGGCCCCCGGTCGAGCATTGCGAGCACTGCGCGCTCCTCGAGACCCTTGACGAGCGCCTCGACAAGCTGGCCGACGTCGCGACCGACAGCTACGGCGAGCTCGAGCGCATCACCGCGGCCGTCGAGTCGATCCGCGACGACGTCGCTGACCTCGAGGTGGCGGTGTGATCCGCGGCGGCGAGACCCTCGAGGAGCGCCGCCAGCGGGAGGGCAAGTGCGGCCGGTGCGGCGCATGGTCCTCGGCGCCCACCTGCCCCGGCTGTGACCGTGCCCGTCTGAGGCGGTGCGCGTGCCGAACCTGACTCTGACCTGGTGGGAGGAGCTCGACCTCGACTGGGAGATCGAGCAGCTCCTGCTCGACGACGCGCCCCCACCGCCGGACGGTTCCCGGTGAGCGGCCAGCGCGACGCCCGGGACTGGGTCACCTGGGCAGGCCTCGCCGTCGTCGGTGCCGCCGCGGCGATCATGAGCTTCACCGCGCTCGCGGACCTGGCTGAGCTCCTCGGCGTCCGCGCCACCCTGCACGCCCCGTGGGATCCCGCATGGGGTGCGAGCCTCAAGGTCGCGTGGCTGCTCCCGCTCACGATCGATGTCTTCGCTGCCGTCGCGACCCGGGTGTGGCTGCGCCGGCGCACGAACGCAGAGGCCCTCGCCTACGCCCGACGGGCGGCGTGGGCCGCGATCGGCGCGACGATCGTCGGCAACGGCGCCCACGGTGCCCTCACCGCCACGGCCGACCACCCATGGCCTGCCGCCGTCGTCGTGTCCGCGGTGCCCGCCGTCGCGCTGGGCGGCATGGTCCACCTCGCCCACCTCGTCGGGCGCGGACCCGACCCCGAGCCGGACCAGCAGCCGGCCGTCGCGCCGCTGGAGGCGTGGCTGGACGCCGTCCTCGCCGAGGCATGGGACACCCCGATCCGCGCGTGGGCGGCCCGGGTCGACGACGACGGCCGCCCGATCCCCACCCGCGACGAGGACGACGACGTCCTGGCCGCTGACCTGCGGGCGGTCAACGCCGCCCGCGGCCGCCCGCTCACCCAGGACGAGGTCCGCGACCGCTACGGCGTCGGCGCCACCCGCGCCGCCCGTCTCCGCCGCGCCGCGGACACCTCGCCCGACCGACAGCCTGACCCGCCCATCACCCCGAACCTGGAGACGGCCGGTGCCCTCGGATGACCCTCGATCCGTCCTCGTCAAGTCCCGCCCGGACGACCCCAACGACACCGACGACGGCCCGGACGCTGGCCGAGCTGAGGGCGACGGCCGCCGCCCAGCGCCCGACACAGAGCTCGAGCGACTGGATGGAGACGGCGTTCCCGCTGACCGCGGCCGGCTCGGCCCCGGTGGGCCTGTTCGTGCTGTGGCTGGAGAGCACCCCGGGGGCGGCCGGCCCGACGAACTGGTGGCCGATCGCGATGCTGGTGTTGCTGGTGCTGTGGCTGTTGGGCAGGGTGATCCGCGGGAGCCGGTAGACCCACCCGACCAGCCCCGCACCGTCTACGGCACCGTCACCGGCTGGGCCGTCGCCGAGCAGCGCCCGATCGTCCCCGCGTGGATGCGCAACCGCGACGAGCGCCGCCAGGTCGCCCGCCTCGCGGCCAACCGCGTCGCCCGGGCCGCTGGCTACCACGCGACCCGCGCCCCGCTCTACGCGCTCCGCTACACCGTGCACAGCCCCCGCGGGGCGGTCCGGATCGCGGCCCGCGCGCACGGCGCCGTGTTCGACGCCGAGGGCCGCCCACTGCGGCAGCACGCCGTCGCACGCAACGACGCCGACACCTACCTCAAGCTCGCCGCGCTGCGCCGCAAGCACATCCGCGGCCGCGTCCCGGTCGTCGTGCTCGTCGCGCTCGGCCTCACCGCGATCGCCACCCTTGCCGCCCTCGGCCCGGTGTGGCTCACCGTCCTCGTCATCGCCGCGGCCGTCCTGGCCTGCGGCCACGTCGGCGCGCCCGCCGACCGGCCCATCGTCCAAGGAGCAACCGTGACCACCGGGCAGGCCCCGAAGCTGACCAGCGACTCCGTCACCGCCGCCCTCCGCTCCCTCGGCATTGCCGCGCTCAACGCCAGGGGCGCGACCGTCGACTTCCCCCACCCGATCCGCGTCGACGGCCCCGGCTGGCGCGCAGACGTCGACCTCCCGCTCGGCGTCACCGCCCTCGACGTCATGGAACGCCGCTCCGCGCTCGCCTCCGGCCTGCGCCGGCCCATCGGCTGTGTGTGGCCCGAACCCGACCCCGACACCCACGCCGGCCGCCTCGTCCTCTGGGTCGGCATGCAGGACATGGCCAAGGCCCGCCCCGCGCCGTGGCCGCTGCGCAAGACCGGGACCGCGGACATCTTCGGCACGCTGCCGTTCCTCACCGACCAGCGCGGCCGCCCCGTCGGCCTCCCGCTCATCGAGTCCAACATGCTCATCGGCTCGCTCCCGGGCGCCGGGAAGACCGCCGCGCTGCGCTGCGTGCTCCTCGGCTGCGCCCTCGACCCGACCGTCGAGATGCACATCTGGGAGCTCAAGGGCTCCGGCGACCTCGAGTCCCTGCAGCGCATCGCCCATGCCTACGGCTCCGGCGTCGACGACGAGACCATCGGCGCCTGCCTCGACGGACTGCGCTGGCTGCTCGCCGAGGTCGCCCGCCGCGCCGACCGGCTCAAGACCCTCCGCCAGCGCTCCCGCGACCTCGTCCCCGACAGCAAGGTCACCCGCGACCTCGCGAACCGTCGAGGCCTCGGCCTGCACCCCATCGTCTTCACCGTCGACGAGGCCCAGGAGCTGTTCTCCCACCCCGAGTACGGCAAGGAAGCCGGCGAGCTCGCGACCGCGATCATCAAGCGCGGCCGCGCGCTCGGCGTGATCCTCATCCTCGCCACCCAGCGCCCCGACAAGGACAGCCTCCCGACCGGCGTGTCCGCGAACGTCGGGACCCGGTTCTGCCTGCGCGTCATGGGCCAGGTCGAGAACGACATGGTCCTCGGCACCTCGAGCTACAAGAACGGCATCCGCGCCACCACGTTCACCCGCTCCGACCGCGGCATCGGCTACCTCGTCGGCGCCACCGACGCCCCCGTCGTCGGCCGCACCTACTACCTCGACGCCGCGGCCGCCGACGCCGTCGTCGCCCGCGCCTACCGCGCCCGCGAGACAGCCGGCCTCCTCACCGGCCAGGCCGCCGGCGAGGTCGTCGACCACGGCCACGTCGTCGACGTCCTCACCGACGTCCGCACCGTGTTCGCGACGATCGAGGTCCTCCACACCGCCGACCTCCTCGAGCGGCTCGCCGAGCTCCGCCCCCAGCTCTACGGCGGATGGACCGAGCGGCAGCTCGCCGCCGCGCTCAAGCCCCACGGCTTCGGCCCCAAGCAGCTCTCGATCGACGGCGTGAACCGCAACGGCTACCGCCTCGACTGGGTCCGCGAGGCCCTCGCCCGACGTGAGCTGGGATCGGCTGGGTGACCTGGCTCGTCCTGATCGGCGGCGCGGCGCTGTGGTTCTGGGTGCACCCGGTGGCCGGCGCCGCGTTCGTCGTCGCCGCCTACGCCCTGGCCTGCTGGTGGTTCCCCTACGCCGCATGCTGGTGCTGCCACGGCTCCGGCAAGCACCGCTCCTCGAGCGGCAAGACGTTCCGCCGCTGCCTCGTCTGCGGCGGCCGCGGGTCCTGGTGGCGCCTGGGTCGCAGAGCGGCCAGATGGCTCGGATCCGCCGAGTAGCGATCACCAGGTCTAGCCCCTAAAGGCCAGGTCAGAGTACATGTGCAGGTCTAGGCCATGGTCTAGCCCCGGCTAGGTGGTCTAGCCCGACAGAGAGGACTATGGGCACCGTGAGCGAGCCGTCGCTGGTCGAGTGGTTGTCCGCACGTCTGGACGAAGACGAGCGCGACGACCGTGAGGCGATTGATCGCTTCGTCAGCCTCTACGGAGCGGACGGCCTCGTGATCGAGATCGTGGGCGCGCCACGTGGGGTACTGGCTCGCGCGAAGCGAGGACTCGCCGAGGTTGAGGCCAAGCGCCGCATCATCGCCCTGCACGAGCATCAGGACGCCACCGCCCCTTCGCGGGATGTGCGCAAGCGGCAGCCTCAACAAGACTTCGGTTGCATCACGTGCGCCGACTGGGACGGTATGACGGCCGCTGAGGGATGGTGCGACACGGTGCGGCTCCTGGCGTTGCCATACGCGGACCGGCCTGGCTACCGCGACGAGTGGAGGCCACAGTGAGCGAGGAGCGCGAGCCGACGTGGGAGGTGCCGCGGAAGTCGACCCAAGGTGAGCCCTGCCCGACGTGCGGCCGGCGCGGCAGCTACTCGTCGACCGATCCGGCGGCCCACTACGCGGCGCCGTCCGGCCACACGATCCATCGCGACGACGACCTCGGAATCACCTGGGAGTCTTGCCCGCAGGAGCGCTAGCCCGTCAGCTCCCGGCGATGACGATCCGGCTACCCGGCTCGGCCGGTGCGTCGAGATCGGTGACGGCCTCGCCGTCGACCAGCAGCAGCCCACGCTCGACGTAGCTGGCGAGGCGTTCGTCTGGGATGCCACAGCGCTGACGGCGCGTTCGCGGACGGTGGCGGATTGGTCGGTCACGGTGTCTCCAACAGCTCCGGCATGGTGACGCTCTATTCGAACACTTGTTCTAGCATGGCAGCGGGTCGAGCATCGACGAGTGACCCCCTACCGCCGCACCCATCTCACGCCTGACGAGCTCGCCGCCATCGCCGCCGACGTCGAGGCGGACGCGGCCTGGCGACGGGAACCGTGCCCGTGCGGCGCCCGAAGCAGCAGCACGCACGGCTGGCACCCGTGCCGCTGCGGTGGCCACCGGACGAAGCACTGCTGGGCGTGCGGGCGCGAGGTGTTCCGCCCCGACCTCGGCGAGCGGTGCGCCGATCCCAGCTTCGGCCCGCCGCCGCCAGGCTTCCCGACCAGCACGGGCGACACCGAGGCGTGACGCCACGCCCGCGGGCGAACGTCTTCGCCCACGCCCCTGATCCACTGTGGTAGCTTCCGCGCCAGCACAGGTATCTCCAGAGCCCGGCCCGCCCACCAGCGGCCGGGCTCTCGTCGTGCCGGGGGGTGAGCGATGAGCAGCCCCATCGCGAACCACACGCTCGTCTGGGTCCGCGGCCGCATGATCGACCAGGTCAAGGCCGCGGCCGGCGCCGCGAAGTACGGCCTCACCAAGCCGGTGCAGTTCACCCCGTCCGCGAAGGTTCTCGTCGACGCGGCGACGCGGCAGATCATCGCGACCGGCACGTTCACCGCGACACCCGACGAGACCGACGGACGCTTCGCCCTGCAGCTGCCCGCGACGGACGACCCGGACATCAACCCCGTCGGGTTCACCTACCGGGTGGCCGAGCCCGGCACCGGCCGCCGGTACAACCTCGTCGTCCCGGTGAACACCCCAGTCCTTGAGGACCCGGACGACGACCTCGACGGCGAGCGGGTCATCGAGCTCGCCGACGTCGTCCCTGCGCCCGACGCCTCGCCCGGCGTCGCCCAGCTCGTCTCTGGCCGCGGTATCGAGTCGATCGCTCCCGACGGTGATGGCGGCCTTCGGATCACCTTCACCGACGGGACCGCCCAGGTCGTGCCCTCACCGGGTGCCATTCCGGGCCCGCCCGGCGCGGACGGCCAGGACGGTGCCGACGGCGCGCCGGGCGAGGACGGCGCTCCCGGCCGAGGCGTAGCCGGAGCGACCGTCAACGGCGACTACCACCTCGTCCTCACGCTGACCGACTCCAGCACCGTCGACGCCGGCTACGTCCGAGGCCCCGCGGGCGCCCCCGGCTCGCCCGGCTCGCCCGGCTCGCCCGGCAGCGACGGAACTGACGGCACGGACGGAGCCGACGGCCGGGGCGTCGAGAGCCTCGCAATCGACGGCTCCAACCACCTCATCGTCACCCTGACCGACTCGTCGACCGTCGACGCAGGGGCGCTGCCGCCCGGCCCGCCCGGGGCAGACGGCGCACCGGGCGCGGACGGCGCCCATGGCAGCAACGGCATGACGATCATCGTGCTGACGCAGGCCGAGTACGACGGCCTCACCCCAGACCCCGACACGCTCTACATCGTCACCGCCTGATGCCCAACCTCGCCGACGCTGCCGCGGTCTACGCCGGCACCGTCCCGGCCCTGCGCGCGTACCTCGGGGCCAGCCTCGTGTGGGAAGCCGAGACCGGCCCGCCGCCCGGCACCGTGATCCACCACGCGACGTTCGAGGCAGGCCTGGACAACCACCAGCCGTGGTTCGGAACCACGCTCAGCCAGGACACCAGCGCTGCGCACTCGGGCACCGCGTCGCTGCTGGTCGAGCTCGACGGCCAGTTCACCGGTGTCCAGCTCGACAACTACCCCTACATCGGGGGCGTGGCCGGAGGGCAGGGCTACGAGCTCGAGCTCTGGTACCTCGAGGCGGGCGGGGTCATGCCGACCGTCAACTGGAACATCCAGTGGTACGACGCCTCGACGACCCTGCTGCGGACCGACACGGTGCCCATAGTCAGGGCCACGACCTGGACCAAGGCAGCGACCAGCGTGACCGCCCCGGCCGGCGCCGCGACCGTCGGGTGGACCTTCACCACGAACACGAGCGGATCGGGTGGGCCGAAGTACCGCATCGACGATCTCCTGATCCGTGAGGCTGGGTGATGCCACGCCGTGGCCGAGGCACCACGACCCAGGCCGGCTACGGCGCCAGGCACCGGCGCAACCGCAGGCGGCTGCTCGCCGCCCACGTCGACGGCAACCCGTGCGCCCTGTGTGGCCTGCCGATGTACCGGAGCCAGGACCTGCACGCCGACCACTCCGACCCGCGCGCACTCAACGCAGACTCGGATGCTGATCGCCTGGTCCATGGCTCGTGCAACACCAGTCGCGGCGCACGGCTGGGCAACCGGCTCCGTGCTCGTCGTCGTCCGCTGCCGGACGCGGTTCCCGTGCCGCGCAGGCTGCCCGAGTGGTGAGGGGTGCCCACCCCCTGGGGGTAGGTGGGGTGCCGGGTGCCCGTCCCCTCCGTCCCGATACCGCATCACGACTCGATCATGAACGACATCGCTGAGCGCGGCGGTGTGGTGGGAGGCACCGGCGGTCGCGCTGGCCATCCGAGCGAGCGTGCGCCGCGCGGCGTGGTCAGAAAATCTGGGCCCGAGGCCCGGTGACCCCGACGTCGCGGCCGAATCTCTCCCCGGGCCGGATGTGATGGAGCGTTACGCGTAACGCGACGTGACGTCACACCGTCAGAAAGTTGCTCCTGACCTGCACTTTTCCAAATCGAGCCGAAGTTTTTGACGAACTTTCCGGGCCCGCGGGCAGCTCAACCCCGCGGGAGGTGAGGACGCGATGGCGACTGCCGCCGAGCGCCAGAAGCGCTACCGCCTCCACCGCAAGGGCATCCACACGCTGTGTGATCCCGAGCGCCGCTGCGAGCAGCTCGAGCAACTCGCCGTCACTGAGGCGATCGGCTCCACGCCCCGCCCGGCAGCGGAGATCGAGCTGTCCGGGGACCGCGGGCGCGAGCTGTGGGAGGCGATGGATCGAGGCGCGGGCCTCTCACCGCTGCACCGGGTCCTCCTCGAGGAGGCCTGCCGCATGGCCGACCGGCTCGACCGGCTGCACGGCGCGCTCGACGACAAGCGGACGTGGCTGCGCTTCGACGTCGACGAGGGCGGCGAGGTCGTCGTGGTCGTCGACGGCCTGCTCGCCGAGCTCCGGCAGCAGACCACCGCCATGCGCGGCGTCGCGGCCGAGCTCCGGGCCGCAGGGGCCGCCAAGGGCTCGGGCAAGCCGGCCTCGGAGGAGAAGGGTGGCGGTCTGGGTGAGCTCGCCAGCCTTGCCGCTGCTCGGCGTCGAGCGGCCGCGCGTTGAGCTGAGGCCGGTCGCGGTCGACACCCTCGGCCCGCTCGCCGCCGAGCTCGGTGAACGCGCAGGGATCGTCCTCGAACCCTGGCAGCGCGACGGACTCGACATGCTCATGTCGATCCGGGACGACGGCAAGTGGGCCTGCTACGAGTACGGCGAGATCTGCTCGCGTCGCAACGGCAAGACCGCGATGTTCCTGGTCCGCGCCCTGGCCGGCCTCCTCATGCTCGGTGAGACGCCGATCTTGTGGACCGCGCAAGAGGTCAAGACCTCAATGCGGGCATGGCGCGACTTCCGGGCGATGCTGTGGAAGCTCGGGGAACGCGTCAACGACAACCTCGTCGACCTCGGCGGCGGCGTCCTGGTCCGGATCAACGCGTCGAACGGCAAGGAAGGCTTCGAGCGGGTCGACAACGGCCAAGAGCTCAAGATGGTCGCCCGGTCGAAGGACTCGGGGCGAGGCTTCGACGCCGACTTCCTCGTCGTCGACGAGGCCTACGACTTCACCGCCGACCAGCAGGACGCGCTCGCACCAACGCAGATGGCGCGCCCGAACGCCCAGACCGCCTACGCCTCGAGCCCGCCACTCAAGGGCGACCAGAGCGAGGCCTTGTACCGGCTGCGCGACCGCGCGGAGCAACGCAAGGGCACCAAGCTCGGCTGGCGAGACTGGGGCCGCGAGGAGTCCCTCGACGAGGTCCTGGCCATGACCGACGCGGAGCGCACCGCGTTCCTCGACGACCTCAAGATCGCCGCCACCTGCAACCCAGCCCTCGGCCGCGGCCGCGTGACCGCCGAGACGATCCAGAACATGCGCGACGCGATGACCGACGCCGGCTACGCGCGCGAGGTCTACGGCTGCTGGCCGAAGCCCACCGGCGCGGGCAGCGCCTGGAAGGTCATCACCGAGGCCGCCTGGCGGGCCCGCGGTGAGCTCGACGACTACGACCGGCCCACGGGTCGAGTCCGGTTGGCGATCGCTGCCTCTCACCCCAACGCCGAGGTCGTCTCCATCGCCCTCGCCGGCCCTCGCGGCCACGAGACGCTCGTCCAGCTGCGCGAACACCGCGCCGGAACCGCGTGGGTTCCCGACCGCGTCAAGGAGCTACTCAAGCGCCACAAGCTGCGCAGCGCGCTCCTGGACCGGAAGGGCCCCGCGAAGGCCCTCATCCCCGACCTCGAGGACGCCGGCGTGAAGCTCGACTACCCGACCGCCGACGACGTCGGCCAGGCCGCCGCGTGGTTCTACGGCGCGGTCGCCGGCGACAACCCCACCCTGCGCCACTACGACGAGCCTGGGCTCATCGCGGCCGTCGCGGCCGCGCAGAAGCGCGAGATCGGGGATGGCTGGACCTGGGTCCGACGCGGGGTCGGTGACAACGGGCCGCTCGAGGCGGCGACCCTCGCCGCCTGGAGCTCCGCCAAGCACAACTCCGCACCCCCGCCGGCCCCCCAGACCGTGCGCGCGACCACCGCCAGCGCCGGGCTGACCGGCGACCTGATGCAGATCGGCTTCTGACCCCGAGGAGGTGACCGCCATGGTGGCCACGCCCCTGTCCGCTGCCCCGACAAGCGAGATCGGCTACGCCACCGAGGCGAGCAACTGGTGGACCGCGGCGGCCGAGGAGACCACCCCGGAGCTCCAGTGGCCGAAGTCCATCCGCGTCTACGACCAGATGCGCCGCCAGGACACCCAGGTCAAGAGCATCCTCCGAGCGGTCACGCTGCCCGTGCGGCGCACTGCGTGGCGCATCGAGCCCGGCGACGCCCGCCCCGAGGTCGTCGCGCTCGTCGCCGAGGACCTCCGCCTTCCGGTCGTCGGGCAGCCCGCGGCCGCTCCCGGCCGGTCCCGGGACCGCTTCTCGTGGCGGCAGCACCTCGAGCTCGCGCTGCTGTCGCTTCCGTTCGGGCACATGTTCTTCGAGCAGGTCTACCGACTCGACGAGTCCGGCCGTGCCCGACTCCGCAAGCTCGCCCCCCGGATGCCGCGGTCGATCTCCGCGATCAACGTCGCCGCGGACGGCGGGCTCATCAGCATCGAGCAGTACCCCGCGACGATCACCGCCCGCCAGCAGCGCCCCATCCCGGTGTCGCGCCTGGTCGGCTACGTGTTCGAGCAGGAGGGCGGGAACTGGTACGGCAACTCGATCCTGCGCGCGGCCTACAAGAACTGGCTGCTCAAGGACCGGCTCCTGCGCGTCCAGGCCCAGACCGTCGAGCGCAACGGCATGGGGGTGCCCCTATACGAGGCGGCCGAGGACGAGACGGACCTCGCGCGCGGCCGCAAGCTCGCCCAGGAGTGGCGATCCGGCGAGGCAGCCGGCGCCGCGGTCCCCCACGGCGCCAAGCTCACCCTCCGCGGCGTCGAGGGCAGCCTCCCCGACGCGGACAAGCCGATCCGCTACCACGACGAGCAGATCGCCCGGACCGCGCTCGCCCACTTCCTCAACCTCGGCACCCAGACCGGCAGCTGGGCACTCGGTACCACCCTCGGCGAGTTCTTCACCCTCAGCCTGCAGACACTCGCGGAGAACATCGCCGACGTCGCCAACCAGCACATCGTCGAAGACCTCGTCGACCTGAACTACGGCCCGGACGAGGCCGTGCCGCGCGTCGTGTTCGACGAGATCGGGAGCCAGCACGCCATCACCGCGCAGGCGATGAAGCTCCTCATCGACGCAGGCGCGGTATCGGCCGACCCGGAGCTCGAGCAGCACCTGCGGCAGGTCTACGGCCTGCCCCCGCGATCCGGCGCCGCCCCCGCCGACCCGGCCCCTACGGAGGACCAGTGACATCCCGCCCCGCCCCGAGGGCCGGCGACCGGCCGCCCGCCTGGTACCGAGTCGGCCCGGTAGTAGCCCTCGCGACCGCCCCGGCCGACGAGCAGACCGAAGACGAGACCGCCCCCGCCGAGCCCGCCTCCACCGCCGACGTCTACGTCTTCGACACCATCGGCGGCTGGTGGGGCATGACCGCAGACGACTTCGTCCGCGACGTCGCGACCCTCGACGTCGACCAGATCGTCCTGCACCTCAACTCCCCCGGCGGCGATGCCTTCGAGGGCGTCGCGATCGCCAACGTCCTCCGGGCGCACCGCGCCCGCGTGGTGGTCCGCGTCGACGGCATGGCCGCCTCCGCCGCCTCGGTGATCGCCATGGCCGGCGACGAGGTCGTGATGGGCATCGGCAGCCAGATGATGGTGCACGACGCGTCCGGCTACACCTGGGGCAACGCCGCCGAGATCGAGGCCTTCCTGCGCCGCCTCAACGCGACGAGCGACAGCCTCGCGGGCACCTACGCCGCACGCGCCGGAGGGACGGTCGCCGAATGGCGGGCCGTGATGCAGGCCGAGACCTGGTACACGCCCGAGGAGGCGGTCGCGGCCGGACTCGCCGACCGCGTCGCCACCGCGGACGAGACCGGCACCGCCGAGGGCGAGCAGATCACCCCAGGCGCGTCGTCGAGCAGTTGGTGGGACATGTGGGACTCCCTGCGCGACCAGTCCCGCTTCGACCTCACGGCCTTCACCTACGCAGGCCGCGAGCACGCCCCGGCGCCCGCCATGCCGGGCCGACAGACCCCCGCGGCGTCCGCCGCCGGGAACCGCACCAACCATGAGGAGAGGGGCGGCGACGTGGCTTTCAGCGACGAGCAGCTCACCACCATGCGTCAGCGGCTCGGGCTCGCCGCGGACGCCGACGAGGCGACCATCACGGCCGCCTTCGAGGAGGCGCTCGACGAGCGCGCCGAGCCCAGCACGACCCTGCCCGAGGGTGTCGTCACGATCGAAGCCGCGACGCTCGCCGAGCTCCGGGCCGCGGCCCGGCGCGGCGACGAGGCCCGCAGTCAGCAGGAGCGCGACGCCCGTGTCGCGCTCGTCGAGGCCGCCATCCGCGACGGCCGCATCGCCCCGGCCCGCCGCGAGCACTGGCTCTCCGCCCTGGCCGCCGATGCGGGCGCGGCCGAGACGCTCGCCGGCCTCGAGAAGGGACTCATCCCCGTCGACAACGAGATCGGGCACTCGGGCGTCGGCCCGTCCGACTCCGACGCCGACTCCCTGTACGCAACCGTCTTCGGACCGGAGGCCTGAGCCATGGCTGACTACATCCCGATCTTCAAGCCCGGCGACGACATCACCATGACCGCCGGCGCGGCGATCAACGCCGGCGAGCTCTGCTACGTCTCCGCGGCCAACACCGTCCAGAAGACCGCCGCGGCCGTCGAGGACTGGCTCGGCGTCGCAACGACCGACGCCCCGAGCGGCGGCAAGGTCGGCATCACCTCCGGCGGTGTGCAGGAGCTCGCGGTCGCCGCGGCCGTCGTCGCCGGCGACGTCCTGATCTCCGCCGCAAACGGGCGCGTCACGCCGATCGCGTCGGAGACCAACTACGCCCGGGTCGTCGGTATCGCGCTGACCGCCCAGTCCACGACCGGCCAGAAGTGCCGCGTCAAGATGGCCCGCTGACCGGAGGACCCGATGCCCTACACCTACCCGCCGGCGGCTCCGACCGTCTCCGGCGACGTCACCAGCATTCACCGACTGCTCAAGGAGCCGACACTCATCGAGCGCCGGCTGCGCACGATCGCCGAGCAGCGGTTCATCGCCGACGCGCTGCTCACCGGCCGGTTCACCGCCGAGGGCGGCGCGATCCAGTACGAGCAGGGCGAGTCGCTCTACACCGACCGCACGCCCGAGGCCATCCGGCCGGGCATGAACTACCCGATGGCCGGACTCGGCATCGGTCCGACGCAGATCGCCGAAGTCCAGAAGTGGGGCCAGGACGTCCCGGTCACCGACGAGTCGATCAAGCGACTCAAGCGCAACCCCGTCGACCGCGCGTTCCTCAAGCTGGTCAACCAGATGGTCAAGCAGGTCGACGGCATCTCCATCGCCGCGATCGTCTCGGCCGTCACCCAGACCGCCGCTGCCGCGGCCGTCTGGTCGAGCGCGACGGCCAAGCAGATCTTCCTCGACGTCGCGAAGGCGAAGGCGGCGGTCATCGACCTCAACGAAGGCTTCGAGCCCGACACCGTCGTCGTGTCGACCACCGCCTGGACCTACGCCATGGCGACCTTCGCCGACGCCGGCTACCTGCCTCGTGAGGACCGCAGCGCACCCGTCTTCACCGGCCAGTTCCCGGTCATCGAAGGGATGCGCTGGCTCGCGACGCCGAGCACTCCGGTCGCGAACGCAGCTCTGCTCGTCGACTCGACCCAGCTCGGCGGCATGGCCGACGAGCAGCTCGGCGGACCCGGCTACGCGGGCAGCGTCGCGGGCATCGAGACGAAGTCGATCCGCGACGAGGACAACGACGGCTACAAGCTCCGCGCCCGCCGGGTCACCGTGCCCGTCGTGCTCGAGCCAAACGCCGGCTACGTCATCACGGGGGTGACCTCCTGATGAGCGAGGTCTACGAGGTCGTCGGTCCGCTCGCGGTCATCAAGTCCAGCGACGGGAAGCTGCACTACTACTACTCCGGCTCCCAGGTGCCGGACGGCTACCCGGAGCCGGAGCTCGAGCGTCTCGCCGGGCTCGGACTCATCGCCGCGGTCGACGTCCCCACCCCGCCCGCCGACGATGCTCCCAAGCGGCCAGCCAACAGCGCGAGCAAGGCAGCGTGGGTCGCCTACGCAGTCGAGCTCGGGATGGACCCGGACGAGGCGGCCGAGCTCAACCGCGACCAGCTCGCGGAGCGCTTCCCCGTCGAGGCGTAGGGCGAGGCTGTGTACGCCACCGAGGTCCTGTCGCTCGAGGCCGCGAAGGCGTACCTCAACGAGGACCTCGAGTCGACCGTCAACGACGACGAGCTCACCGAGTTCATCGAGGCCGCAGTCGCGCGGGTCGACAAGCACCTGGGGCTCGATCAGATCCCAGGCGCCGGTCTGGCCTACGCGGCCGAGGTGACGCCGCTTCAGCGGTTGGCCGTCAAGACGGTCCTCCGCGTGTACTGGGACACGCAGCGGACGTCCGTGACCGACCGCAACGGCTACACGGCCCAGCCCTGGGAGGACGACAACGGCCCCGCGGGGACGGCGTCGATCCGGTCGAAGTTGACCGACCTGCTCGGCCAGGCCGCCGCCGAGCCGAGCGGGTCCGGCGCGGCACCCCAGGGCGCGTTCCCGCCTCCATCGTGCTGGCCGGACCCGGCCGACCGGAGGCGAGGCTGGTGAGCGCTCAGCCTGTGCCTGTGGCGATCGGTGCGCTGCACACGATCGTCCGGGCCGCGGCGACGGAGGCCCAGACCGAGGACGACAGGATCCGCGTCGACCTCGGCAACCCCGGGAAGTTCTCCGAACGCCGCGCGATCGGCGTCGGCCTCTCCGCGGTCGACGCCGGCCCGATCGACGACCGGGACATCCGCAAGACGCTCGGCTACGACGTGCACGCCTTCGACATCGCGTGCATCGCGCTCGCCTGGTCGGGCGACGAGAACGACAAGCTCGGCTGGATGACGAAGGCCTACGACCTCGTCGACGTCGTCCGTGCGGCGCTCGAGGATCCCGCCAACCGCGGCCTCGGCATCCCTGCCGTCGTGCAGTCGGCGCGGATCGCTGGGTCGTCGTTCTCGTGGCGCACCGACGGCCAGGCCGCCAAGGCCGTCGTCGAGTTCCCGGTGCGCATCAACGCCCTCCGCCTGCGGCGGTAGGGCCCAACCGAAGTTCGCCCCCGGCCGCCCGGCTGCGGGGCTTGTCCGCATGTCCAGGAGGAGCCCGCAGTGGCGTCACGCATCAAGAACATCGAGCCGGCGACACCGCCGCCGGACGGCTGGGTCGTGCTCAAGAAGGGCGAGAGCACCCAGACCGTGCACCCGGACGCAGTCACGTACTGGGTCGACAAGCGCAAGTGGGAGCGGGTCGTCGACGCGCCGGCCACGGCCCCCGCGACGGACAAGGAGGGCTGAGTCATGACCGCTGAGCCGATCAACGTCGGGGAGAAGTACTCCGCCCTCGACGGTCTCACCTACGTCTACGTGCCGACCATCGCCGCCGGCACCCTCATCCCCACCCGCACCGAGATCGACGACGGCGTCGACCTGTCGACCGAGGTCATCGAGTGGGAGGGCTTCGAGATCACGTCGGACGGCATCGAGCTCAAGGGCCTCAAGCGGTTCAAGGGCGAGATCCCCGGGATGATGTCCGCCGCCGAGTCGAGCCTCACGCTCTACGCGGACCGCGGCAACGACGACGTCAGCTCGATCCTGCCGCGCGACACCGCCGGATTCATCCTGCGGATGCCGGTCGGCGACGTCCCGACGAAGAAGATGTCCGTCTGGCCGATCCGGGTGAAGTCGCTGACGCCCGTGTTCTCGACCGAGGCCGCGACCGCCTACAAGGTGGCCATGAGCATCACGGCCGAGCCGAACGAGAGCGTCACCATCCCGGCCGCGGCGACTCCCTGACGTGGGCCGCCGGGAACGCCTCCGGGCCCGGCAGCTCCCGACCGAGTCGGTCCGCCTCCCAGACCCGGGAGGCGGACCAGACGAGGTCTTCGAGCTACGGGCGATCCCGCCCGACGAGTGGGAGAAGCTCCTCGGCGAGCACCCGCCGACCGAGGAACAGGCGGAGAAGGGCGAGACGTACAACCCGACGACCTTCCGCCCCGCGCTGCTCGAGCGCTGCGTACTGACGCCCGACGGTGAAGAGCCACTTACCGCACAGGACTGGGCCGACCTGTCGGCCAGCCGAAACCTCGCACCAGGCGAGTTCATCCGGCTCTACAACACGGCCTACGCCCTCAACGACAGGAGCCCCCTCGTCGTCGTGGGAAAAGGCTGATCGGGGGCCCGCAGTTCGCCGAGGAGATGGCTTACTGCGGCCCCCGCGGCATCCCGTGGACCGAGTTCCTGTCCTGGGACAAGTGGTCACGCGACGCGGCGATCCTCTGGGCCCGTCAGCAGGCCGAGACCTGCACCTGCGGAACCCGTCTCGAGGAGTGGGACCCGAAGGCCGGCGGCCACCCCGCGGCCTATGTCGCGACCGTGCGGTCGTGCCCGGGCTGCGCCGCTCTCGAACGACGCGATGAGCGACTGCGGGCCGAGATCGAGAAGGGCGAGAAGCCGCGCGGCTCCCGCGCCGTGCTGAGGGTGCAGCGGCCGTTCCGGCCGTAGGACGGAGCACAGAGTGCGTTACCGGGTCACAGGCCAAGCTGAGCTCGGTCGCCTGGCCGGAAGGCTCCGAGAGGCCGCAGACGGAGGCCTCCAGCGGGACGTGAACGCCGAGCTCCGGGCGGCCGCCAAGCCTGTCCGTCGCGCGGTCCAGGCGGCCGTCCTCGGCGCGTCGTTCCCCGACGCCGAGCCTGCCGCGGGCGGCGGAGGCGAGAGCCGCGGCCTCAGGGCCGGGCTCGCGCGCGCGACGGAGATCCACGACCTCAGCAACGGCGTCCGCTTCGCCGTCGACGGCAACAAGGTCGGGATCGAGCGCGGCCACCGCCTCGCACAACTCACCGACACCGAGACCGCCCCTCGGTGGCGACACCCCGTCCGCGGTCGCCGTGACCGCAAGTGGCGCACCCAGATCGGCCGTCCGTGGTTCTTCGTGACCATCCGCGGCGGCCGTCCGAAGTTCGAGGCCGGCGTCGAGCGCGGCATGGCCAAGACAGCACGACGAATCGAGGGCTGAACAGCATGAAGTGGCAGATCCCGTACGGCGACCGCACCTGGGAGTTCGACGACTACCGCATCACCGCGTCCGAGGCCCGGCTGCAGAAGAGGATCACCGCAGGCCTCACGCCGACGGCTGCCGATACCGCGCGCGAGGAGATGGATCCCGACGCGTGGGTCGCCGCGCTGGCCATCGCCCGCCGGCGCGCCGGGCTCCCGCTCGACGAAGCGATCGCCATCGACGACGAGCGGTTCGAGCTCGGCGACATTCTCGACACGACGACGTCGGTCCTTCAGGCGCGCGCGGCGGAGGTAGCCGCCAAGGACACCGACAAGGCCGATACCGACGACGCAGAGCCGCGCGCGGTCGACGAGGCCGCGGAGGTTTCGGAGGGCCCAGAGGCCTCGGCCGCGGTCTGACCCTCACGCACCACCTCGTAGGCACCCCCGGCTGATCACCGGGGGTAGGGCGGGCCTCGGTTGTCGAGGCCTGGGCCCGCCCGATCTCCCTCGGCACGACTCCGCGAGGGAGCGCACCCGTGGCTTCGATGACGTTCGACATCTCCGCGCGCAGCGATGCGGAGCGGACCTTCCTCGCCGACGCCGCGGCCGCGGAGACGCTCAAGAAGCGTCTCGACGCGCTCGACCGCACCAAGGTCGAGCCCAAGGCCGACCTCAACATCACCGCGGCCACCACCAAGATCACGCAGCTCAAGGGCCGCCTCGACGCCCTGCGGAACGTGCGCGCCCGAGTCGACGTTGACGGCGCCGCGGAGGCTCGCCGCGAGGTCACCGGGCTCGTCGTCGAGATGCGGAAGCTCGACAACCGCACGATCAAGATCCGCCTCGACGCCGGCGACACCAAGCAGCAGGTCACGACGATCCGAGACCGGCTCAAGACAATCCGCGACGTCGACGTCCGCCTGCGGATCGACTCGACCGGCGAGCAGGCCGCGAACCGCCTGACGACGAAGATCATGACGCTGCGGCAGCTCTCGCCGATCCGCCTCGAGGTCCGCGTCGACGACGACGGGAAAGCCCTCACCCGGCTCGGCGAGCTCAAGGCCGCGGCCATCGAGCTCGGCCGCACGCGCCCCAACATCCAGGTCACCGCGGACATCGCGGCGGCTATGGCCCAGGTCACCGCCCTCGCTGCGCGCCTGCGGGGCCTGTCTGCCACCGCACGCGTCGACCTCGACACCGGCGGGCTGCTCGGCCAGCTGGCCCGGGTTCAGACCGAGCTCAACACCCTCGCGGGCGGGAAGCTCTCGATCACCGCCGACACCCGCCGCGCGATGGAGGAGCTCGCGCTGCTGCGGGCCCGCCTCGTCGAGCTCGGGACGATGGACGTCTCGCCGGAGGTCGAGGCCGAGACGGCGCAGGCCAAGGCGCGCATCGTCGAGCTCGAGCTGATGCTGTCCCGGATCGCGGGCAAGCAGTACACCGCGAACGTCAAGGTCGACGTCGACAAGACGCTCGCCGACCGCATCGCAGGGATCACCAAGGGCCTCATCGCCATCGGCGCCGCCGGTGGCGTCGCTGCGGCCGGGCTCGGGACCGCGGTGCCGGCCGTCGCCACCCTGGTGGGGTCGCTGGCCCAACTCGTCGGGCTGGCTCCGTTGGCTGTCGGTGGCCTCGCCGCCCTCGGCGCCACCGTCGCGACCGTCAAGGCCGGCCTCATCGGGATGGACGAGGCCTTCTCCGCCCTCGACGACCCCGCGACGTTCGCGGCGGCCCTGAAGGACATGGCCCCCGCCGGGCGCGAGTTCGCGACCTCGGTGCGCGACATCAAGACCGCCTTCGACGGCGTGCGCCTCGACGTCCAGCAGAAGCTGTTCGCCGGGTGGGGTGCCGAGGTCAAGTCCCTCGGGCAGACCTACATGCCGCTCCTGAAGAGCGGCATGGGTGGGGTCGCGACGGAGCTGAACGCCGTCGGCAAGGAAGTCCTGTCGTTCGCCAAGCTGCCCTCGACCGTCGCCGACGTCGATTCGATCTTCAAGAGCACCAAGCAGTCCCTCGTCGAGGCCCGCCCCGCCGCCGTGAACATGGCCGCGGCGCTGACCGACATCGGCGTCGTCGGCACGACCATGCTGCCCCAGCTCTCGGGCGGGCTGACCAGCGCGACCGGCCGCTTCCGCGAGTTCATCGCGCAAGCCCGCCAGTCGGGCGAACTCAAGGGCTGGATCCAAGGCGGCGTCGACACCCTCAAGCAGCTCGGCTCCATCGCGGGCAACGTCGGCTCGGTCCTCGGGTCCATCTTCACCGCCGCCAAGGCCAGCGGATCGGACTTCCTCTCGACCCTCGACCGGGTCACCGAGAAGGTCGCCGCGTTCTTTCGCTCGACCGAGGGCCAGTCGACCCTCATCGCGTTCTTCACCGAGGCCCGCGCCGCGATCGATGCGCTGCTGCCCGGGCTCGGGACGCTCGGCACCTCCGCCGCGGCCGCGCTCAAGGCCTTCTCCGAGACCGGTGGGCTGCAGGCCGCCGGTGAGGCGATCTCCTCACTGGCCGACCGCATCGCCCCGCTGATCGAGCGGGTCGGCTCGCTGGCCGGCGGAGCCCTTTCCAACCTGGCCTCCGCGGCCCAGATCGCCGGGGCAGGGCTGCAGCCGCTGATCTCGGTCGTCGGCGCCGTCACCGACGGGCTCGGCCCCCTCGCACCGGCGATCCTCGCCGCCGTGGTGGCCTTCAAGGCGCTCGGCCCGGCCGCAGCGGCCATGGCCACGCTCGGGACCCGGCTGGGTGCCTTGGCGACCTCCATGGGCGCGAGCGCGGCCGCCGCAGGACGCGTGACGACCGCCGTGACCGCCTTCGGCCGGGCCCTTCCGGTGATCGGGGTAGCGGTCGTCGCCCTCGGTGCGCTGATCGACGCCAACGCCGGGAAGACCGACCAGCTGGCCCAGGCCGTCATCGCCGGGTCGAAGTCCATGGCGCAGGCGGTCCAGGAAGAGCGCGCGTCGACCGAGGACTGGCTGACGACCAAGCCCGGCCTGATGTCCGACGCCGAGTGGGCGGCCTTCAAGGAGGAGCAGGCCGTCCGCAAGGTCGGCGACGCCTACAACGAGCAGTACGCCGCCTTGTCCCCCATGCAGAAGCTGCAGGCCGACGTCGCGATCGCCCAGAACAAGCTCAACGACGCCGTCGTCCAGTACGGCGCCGGGACCCCGAAGGCGACGGCGGCCGCGGCCGAACTGGCCGCGGCGCAGGGCCGACTCGACGCCGCCACCAAGGCGGCGGCCGACTCCACGAAGTCCCTCGCTCAGCGGCAGCAGGAGCTCGTCGCCAGCGCGCAGTCGAGCCTCTCGGCGATGCTCGACCTCGAGGCGGCGATCCAGAAGGCGGCCGACGCTGAGAAGGCGGCCAACGAGGCCGCACGACAGCACGGGGCAGGGTCGGCCGAAGCCGCACAGGCCAACCGGGACTTCGTCGCCAGCGCCGACCAGGCCGCACAGGCCGCACAGCGCGACGCGGAGGCACGGGCGAATGCGGCCGGCGCGAGCGACGCTGCCGCCCAGGGCACCAACGCCTACGGGGCAACGCTGCTCCAGCTCGCCGCGAACGCGGAGGGGCCCGCGCGCACCGCGCTGCTCGGATACATCGGGAAGCTCTCCGACGCGCAGCTCGCCGCGCTTTCGGCCGGCGCCGAGGCGTCCGGGTTCGCCACGCAGCTGCTCACGCTGCCCGACGGCCGCACCGTGAAGATCGCGGTCGACCCGGAGACCGGCAAGATCATCACGACCCAGCAGCTGCTCGACAACATGCACGACAAGACCGTCGTCATCAACGGCAACTCGGTCCCGGCCGAACAGGCCCTCACCGGCGTCCTCGCGGCCATCCAGGCGGGCAAGGGCTCGGTGTCGATCGACGGCCAGACGGTTCCGGTCTACACGGCCCTCCAGCAGGTCCTGACGGCTCTCGGCACCGCTACCGGCACCGTCACGATCAACGGGCAGTCCGTGCCCGCCCAGGACGTCCTCACGGCCTACCTCGCCGCCGTCAACAGCGGCTCCGGCACCGTGACGATCAACGGCCAGTCGGTACCCGCGGACCAGGTCCTCACCGCGCTGATCGGTCGCGCGGACACCTCGACCGGCACGGTGAAGTTCGACGGCGACCCGTCTCTCGCCAACGGCAAGATCGAGCAGACGGTCAAGTTCGCCGACGGCTCGACCGGCACGATCACCTTCGACGGCAACAACGTCCCCGCCAACGGCGAAGTCACCGCCACCGTCAAGTTCGCCGACGGCTCGGTCGGCACGATCCAGATCAAGGCCCGCGACGCCGGCGCAACGGCCACCGCCGCGATCATCCGCTCGAGCATCAGCAGCATCCCGGCCGTCATCAACGTCGTCACTCGGATGGCGACCGGGCAGGGCGCCACCCCGGCAGGCGGCGGCGTCATGGGCTACGCCGGCGGCGGCGTGGTCAAGCCGCTCCGCGCGTCCCGCGGCTATGTGCTGCCGGGCTACGCGCCCGGGCGGGACACGATCCCGGCGATCCTGTCGGCCGGTGAAGCCGTCCTGGTACCCGAGCTGGTCAGGATGCTCGGCGCCCGGCGCATCCTCGCGGCCAACGCGGAGGCCTCCAGCGGCCGCAAGCCGGCGATCGTCGGCAACATCGCGGCGCTGATGGACGGCTCGATCGGGCGCATGGGGCCGCGATCGTTCATCGGCGGCTCGATGCGCTTCGCCGGCCGCGCCGGGGTCACACGCGACGAGCTCGCCGCGGCGGTCCCGAGCGCGATCGGGTCCGTCGTCGGCCCGCTCGGCGGCAACAGCGCCACTGCCCTCGCCGGCGCCATCGGATCCCTGCGGGCCGAGCTCCGCGCCCTTGCGTCGGCCGGCATCACGCGCGCCGACGTCCGCGAGCTGGTCGAGGCCGTCCGGTCGGCCCGGCCGGCGATTCACCTCGGTGACTCCCGAGACCCGGCCGAAAACGCCCGAGCGATCGAGCTCGCCGCCCGGTTCTCCTCTCGCGGCTGACCAGCCGGTACCGCTCCCCGTTCCTGCTCTGTCCTGGAGGTCCCGTTGGGGTACAAGCACGCCGAGCTCATGGCGCAGGCCGATACCCGCCTCGGGTCCGGCACGCCTGCGACCTGGTATCTCGGCATGTCGCTCACCGTCTCGAACGCAGACGGCTCGGGCTTCACCGAGCCCGGCTCCGGAGTGAACTACGGCCGCGTGGCGATCTCGAACAACACGACGAACTGGCCCGCGGCCGTGCTGATCGCCAACCGTGTCCTCAAGCGCAACGGCGCGAAGTTCACCTTCGCGAACCCGACCGGCTCCTGGGGACTGCTGGTCGAGTGGGGCCTCTTCCTCGCGCTCACCGGCGGCCTGCCGCGTATCACTAACCCGCTCAACCAGCCGATCTCGCCGAAGTCCGGCAACACGCCGGTCGAGTTCGACATCAACGCCCTCGAGCTGCCGTTCGGCGGGAGCTGACCCGTGCCCGACGTCCGCCAGCGCGCCGGCAACGCCGTCGCCACCGGGCAGAGCGGCACGGTCAAGGTCGTCCTCGACGCGCCCACCCAGCCCGGCAACACCGTCGTCGTCATAGCTGCCGGGACCCGCGACGGCTGGCTCCCGTGGCCGATGGTCCTCAACGCGTCCGGGTTCTCCTCGGCCGTCGATCGAGTCGAGGACGAGCTGGCGGTGGTCGTCTGGTACCAGGCGAACGCCCCCGCCATGTCCCAGGTCAGCGTCTCGACGCTGACCGGGCGCGCCTTCCAGGTCCAGGTCCTCGAGCTCACCGGCCTCGCCCAGTCCGCGGTGCTGGACAAGGTCGCCGTCGGCGGCGACAACGACGACTACAAGGCAGGCTCCTCCACCCCGCGATCCGGCTCGACCGGCAACACCAGCCAGGCCGACGAGTTCGTCCTCGGCATCGTCGCCAACCGCTACTCCTCGGGCCAGTCGGGATTCACGGGTGGCCTCGTCCGACTCTCGGACACCGTCACCCCGGACCGGTCCTCCGAGGACGACTACAAGCGCTGCCGCCTGACCGTCCACGCCCAGGTCACCAACCAGGTCGGGTCCTGGTCGATCGGCGCGCAGCTGCCCACGAAGCGCGACTGGATCGCCGCGGTCCTGACGTTCAAGGGCGGCACGATCGGCCCCGCGCGCATGACGTCGGTCGACCAGGCGCCGGTCCTGACGACATCCGGCGGCAGCGGCGACCTGACCGTCTTCGGTCCGCTCGTCTCGACCGGCCAGCCCGACGTGTTCGCCGCGACCGGCGGCACCGGCCGCATGGGGCCCTTCGAGCTCCAGCTCCGCCTCGGCGGCTGGGACGGCTTCACGATCGGCGAGGGAGCCGACGTCCGCGTCAACCGGGTCGAGGGCCTCAGCGGCTGGGAGATGCGGGTCTCCGACGGAGACCTGTCGCGAGGAGACGGCTCCTCTCGTGGGATCGACCTCCAGTCGCCTCGGCAGGTCGTCATCGAGATGAACTTCGACGACGTCGACCACGCCGCGCTCGAGGACGTCACCCAGCAGCTCCTCCGCGCGCTCAGACCCCAGAAGACCGAGGACTGGGATCTGCTGTTCCGGTTGCCCGGGATGCCCCTGCGGATCCTGCGCTGCCGGCCCATCAAGGTCGGCAACGACATCACCGCCGAGCAGCTGCTGCGCCGCGACCTTACCGCGGCGCTGCGCGCGGCCGACCCCCGCATTTACAGCGCCCGCGAGCGTTCGATACCGGTGCCGGTCACCCCGGCCGGGCAGACCGTCGTCGACGTCGCCTCTGTGCCCAACATCGGCAACGCGCCCGCATGGCCGCTGATCCGGATCACCAACAACGACGTCGTCCCGGTCACGCGCGTCCAGGTCGTCAACCCCTCGTCCGGATCGGCGTTCGAGGTCGCGACGGTCATCCCGCCAGGCAGTCAGCTCACCGGCGACATGCTCGCGTACGTCACGCAGTCCAGCGGCAACGTCGTGTCTCTCGACGAGCAGCCGAAGTACGGCGCCTGGGTCCCGCCGCGCGAGCCGCTCTCGATCGCCCCGGACCCCTACGCGCCCAACGGCGTCAACGCCGTCTGGTGCCGCACGACCCCCGAAGGCGCCGACGTCCTCGTCGCCCTCGAGTACCGCGACACCTGGTCCGGCTGATCCACCCACCCGCCGAGAGGAAGGCCCTGCCTTGAGCGATACCTCCCCACCGCTGTACGACCCGGAGATCCACACCGTCGAGGACGGCGACCCGTTCGTCCGCGTCGAGCTCTGGTGCCTGTGCGGACTCGCCCACCGCCAGCTCGACCCCGTCTCCGCGGTGGTCCCGCAGATCGCCAGCTTCCGCCGCCGCCACGACGGGCCCGGGCACGGGCCCACGGACCCGGAGACGGCCCTGGCGGAGCGCGAGGCACGTCGGGAGGCCGGCCACCGCGCGCTCGGCATCCAGGGCGCCTACGAGCCGCGCGAGCGCGACACCTCCGACCTGCCGACCGAGGGCCACGACTGGGCCGCCGACACCGCTGGGGGCGAGTGACCATGGCCAACGCGCTCTACAACAAGGGCCGCGAGAAGTTCCTGCGCGGCGAGATCTCGTGGAACACCGACACGATCAAGGCCGTCCTCGTCGACGCCGCCGACTACACGGTCAGCCTCACGACCCACGAGTTCCTCTCCGACATCCCGACGGGCGGCCGAGTCGCAACCACCGCGGCACTGACGAGCAAGACCACAACGGACGGCGTCGCCGACGCCGCGGACCCGACGTTCGCCGGCGCGAGCGGCGACCAGTCCGAGTACATCGTCCTCTACAAGGACACCGGGTCCGCCGCGACGAGCCCCCTCATCGGGCTGATCGACACCGCGACCGGCCTGCCCGTACTCCCGAACACCGGCGACATCGCCGTCGTGTTCGACAACGGCGCCAACAAGATCTTCAAGCTCTGACCAGCGGGAACGCTGTGTCACTGCGAGCGCGCGGAAGGCGGTGACCCGTGCCGCCCTCCGTCCGCTCGGTATCGACGGCGTCCCACGACACCGGCACGGTCACCGTCACGAAGCCGAGCGGCACCGTCGCTGGGGACCGGCTCGTCGCGATCTGCACCCGCGACGAGGGCGCCGGGACCGGGGCGTGGGGCTCCAACCTCTTCACCCTGGTCAACGCCTCGACCATCTCGGGCGTCGGGCGCATCCAGGTGTGGCAGCGCACGGCCGGCTCGTCCGAGCCGGCCAGCTACACCTACACCGACTCGTCGGGCAACAGCACCGGCACGGTCCACCTCTTCGCGCTCCAGGACGTCGACCCCACCGCGGTCGTCGTCGCTGCCTTTAACAACGGCGCCGCGGCGACCAGCGTCGTCGCACCGTCCATCCCGAGTGCGAACTACACGGGTGTCGACCCGCTGCTCCTCTGCGGGTTCTACGGCCTGATCAACACAGGGGCGAGGACCTGGACCGCGCCGTCCGGGATGACCGGGCGCGGGACGATCACGCCGCCGTTCCAGTACACGAGCGCGTTCGCCGCGAGCCTGGGGCTGTCGGGCACGCCGGCCACCGGCACCCGCACCGCGACGATGTCCTCCCCGGGCAAGCCGTGGATCGCATGCTCCGTCGTCATCCCGTCGACGGCCGCCCCGCCGCAGGAGCTCGACCCGTCGTCGATCCCGTCGGCGGAGGCGTGGGGCACCCCGACGATCACGCCCGGCGCGGCCAGCGTCGCGACGACCTCGATCGCCTCCGCGGAGGCTTTCGGGACACCGACGGTCGCGCCGGGAGCGGTGCCTGTCGGGGCCTCCGGCATCCCGACCAGCGAGGCGTGGGGCACGCCGGCGCTGCAGCAGACGATCACCCTGGCGGGCATCGGTTCGGCGGAGGCCTGGGGCACACCGACCGTCAACGTCGGCCCCACGGTCGCGCCGACGGGCATTCCGTCGGCAGAGGCCTGGGGCTCCCCCGCCGTCATTCCCGGCGTCGTGAGCGTCGGCGCCGCCGGCGTCGAGTCCGCGGAGGCCTGGGGCACTCCCACCGTGCTCCCGCTGATCAAGCCCGAGGGCATTCCGTCTGCGGAGGCCTGGGGCGCTCCGGCGCTGCTGCCCGGCGCCGTAGCCGTCTACCCGAGCGGGATCCCGTCCGCGGAAGCATGGGGCGCTCCGATCGTCGTCCCCGGGCCGATCAGCGCAGCAGCCACAGGCGTCCCCTCCGCGGAGGCCTGGGGCACGCCGACGCTGCGGCTGCACGTCGTGCCCGGCGGCATCCCGTCGGCCGAGGCATGGGGTGCCCCGACGGTCCTCGTCGGCAGCGTGACGATCTTCCCGTCCGGGATCCCGTCGGCGGAGGCGTGGGGCATCCCCGCGCTGACCGTCACGATCGACCCGACGGTCATGCGCGGGATCCTCACCGAGCGCACCGGCCCCCGCTACGAGCTCGTGTGCGTCGCCCGCCTCCCCGCCTCGGCCGGACCGCCGACCTTCGAGGAGGTCGAGCGTGTCCCGCTCCGGACGCTGTCGTGGTCCTCGGCGCTCTCGTCCGCCCAGACGCTCTCAGCGACCTGTTCGATCTCCAGCCTGCCCGAGCCCGTCCTGCAGCGACTCCGCAAGCCCGACGAGCTCGCGACCGAGTTCTGGCTCAACCGCGACGGCCGGCGCGTCTTCGCGGGCCCGTTCATGACGCTGCGCCCGGTCGGCGGCGAGTACGTCGCGATCGACGCGCTCGGCATCTACGCCTACCTCCAGTACATGTTCCTGACCTTCGACATGCCGTTCGCCCAGGTCGACCAGCACTTCATCGCGAAGGCGCTCGTCGACCACTGGCAGGAGCACCCGACGATCCGCCACGGGCACTTCGGCATCGACACCTCCGCGGTCACGCCATCCGGGGTGCTGCGCGACCGCACGTACGTCGCGATGGAGGGCCACCAGGTCAGCCGCCGCGTGCAGGAGCTCGGCGCCGTCGAGGGCGGCTTCGACTCCGAGATCGACCCGACGACGCGGCGCCTCGAGCTGTGGACCCCGCAGAAGGGCGTCGACCGCTCGACGGGCTCCGACGCGATCGTCCTCGACCGCCGCAACATCGCCGACCCAGGCCTCGCCATGTCGGCTGCACCAGGCGACCTGGCCAGCGTCGCGATCGGCACCTCGAGCGCGGCCGGCGCCGACACCGCGCTCTGGTCGATCGCCATCAACCAGCAGCTCGCCGCCGCGTACGGGGCGGCCGGGGTCATGTCGTCGTGGCAAGACATCTCCGAGCAGGGCACGCTCGACGGCCACGTCAACGCCATGCTCGCCGCCCGGGCCGGCGCCCTCGTCGCCCCCGGCCCCCGAACCCGGGTGACCGCGGACGCGGACATCAGCGCCTACGACGTCGGCGACACCGTCGCCTTCGACGACTTCGTCCTCGGCATCTCCGGCGCATGGCGAATCCGGAAGCGGACGGTCGACGTCGCCGAATCCGGCGAGGAGACGGCGTCTCTCGAGTTCGTGTGATGGGGGTGCCCTGTGGGCGATGACGGGCGCGCGTTCGAGGACGCCGTCGCGATGGCACAGAAGAACGCGGCCGACCTGGAGGACTTCAAGCAGACCATCCTCGCCCGACTCGCGCTCCGCCCGACCGGTGACATCGAGGAGACCCTCCGACCGTCCGCGAAGCCCGGGACGCTACTGCTCAACGGCCAGACCGTGAACCGCGCGGACTACCCGGCGCTGTGGCAGTGGGTGCAGGACCAGAGCCTCGTCGGCAGCGGCAAGCCGTTCGGAACCGGGGACGGCTCGACGACGTTCGTGCTGCCGAACTACGCCGGGAAGATCGCGCGCGGCGTGGCCTCGGGCGAGACCGTCGGGCAGCTCACCGGCGCGGACTCGCTGACGCTGTCCGCGGCTCATCTACCGTCGCACAAGCACAACGTCGGCGTCACCATGACGAGCGGCCACGCGCACGCGATCTTCGGCAGCGCCAACCACGGCGGCCACGGCAACGGCGGCGTCGTGCTGGTGCCCGAGGGGTCGTTCTACGGCGTCGTGACAGGCCCTGTGCAGTCCCTCGGCGCGCACGACCACGGCGAATCCGTCGAGGGCCAGAACAAGCCCTACATCGTCGCCGAGACCGCCGTCGGCTCCGGCTCGCCGATCGACCTGCGGCAGTCGGCGTTCGCTGTCAACTGGCTGATCTACACGTGAGCCGCGGCGACGTGATACGCCAGCTCGCGGCGCTGCGCGAGCGGGTCCTCGACGGCCCCCCGACCGGCACCATCGAGCCCAATCGGAGCCACCGCGCGCCCGGAATGGAAGTCCTCGACGGCCGCGCCGTGCTGCGGGCGATGCACCCCGAGCTGTGGCGCTGGGCCGTAGACAACGACCTCGTCCGTCCCGGGCTGTTCGGGGCCGGCGACGGCACCACGACCTTCGTGCTGCCGGACTTCCGCGGCCGCCTCACCAGTGGCGGCACTCCCATCAACTGGCTGATCCACACCTGAACAGAGGAGCGCCCGTGGCGATCGAGGTGACCGACGAGATGCGGCAGGCGGTCTACGAAGCCGACTGCGAGGCCAAGGGCCACATGTTCGTCTTCGACCGGATGTTCCAGAGCACCGACGGGCACACCTCCGTCGTCTCCGGCCCTGACCCGGACACCCTGCCGCACGTGCGTTGCCAGCGGTGCCCGAAGGTCTGGCTGCTGATCGACGACCCCGGCAACGACTACGCCGACGCGGTCGCGAAGCTACGCGGTCGCGGAGCCCCCGTCGGGCTGGTCCGGCCTCGCCGGTTCAAGGGCCAGCTGCGCCGCCCGGAAGCGCTCGAGGCATGAGCGTCGGCGCCTGGCTCCTCTGCGGCGCCGCCGCGCTGGCCCTGTCGGGTCTGATCGCGCTCCTCATCGCCCGATTCATCGAGACAGGCCAGCGGTGAGCCCCGGCCGCGCCATCGCGACCGGAGCCGTCTGGGCGCTGTTCGTCCTGGTCGTCGTCATCGTCGTCGCGGTCGCCCACGGTTCACCGCTCGTCGGGCCGGACCGCCCCTACACGGCACCGACGGCCGCCGTCCCGACCCCGCCGGAGGACGGCCGGTGACGCCCACCCCCACGCGCACGGTGATCGAGGAGGTCACGGCGATGCCCACACCAGGAGGCGACGTTGGACGGGCTGCTGACCTCGATCGTCGGGGCCGCCCCGCAGCTCGGCGTGACGGGCCTCCTCCTGGCCGTGGTCGTGCTCCTCGTCCGCAGGGAAGTGCAGACCAGCGAGCTGCATGGGATCGAGATGGAACGGCAGGCCCGGATCCACGACGAGGAGATCGCCGAGCGAGACGAGGAGATCGCGGCGCTACGCACCCGCTGCGACCGGCTGCAGGAACGGCTCGACGACGAGATGGAACGGCGGCGGGCCGCGCAGGACACCGGTCGGCACCGGCTCGACTGATCCACCGGGCCGCGAACTCGCGGGCGTTGCTGATCATCGCAGTGGCGCTGCTCGGCGGCTCGATCGCCTGGACGAGCGTGGCCTCGTCCGCCGCTGAGCAGCGCGCCCAGTCGACCGCCGTCGACGTCGCCCGCCCGCTCGCCCGCATCTGCGACGACCAGCCCGCCACCGCAGCCGCGGCCGGCGCCGACTGCGAGAAGGCCGCCCAGGTCGCCGCCCAGCCCGTGAACGGCCGCGACGGCCGCGGGATCACCGGCACCACGATCCGCGACGGGCACCTCGTCGTCACCTACGACGACGGCACCAGCCGCGACGTCGGCCAGGTCGTCGGCGCAGACGGCCGCTCGATCGCCTCGACACTGCTCGAGAACGGGCGGCTGATCCTTGTGCTCTCCGACGGCACCCGCAGCGACCTCGGACTGATCACCGGGCCGGCCGGACGCGGAATCGCCGCCGCCTCGACCGACGGGGGCCGGCTGCGGCTCACCCTCGACGACGGCTCCGTCCTCGACGCAGGTCCACTACCGGTCGGACCGAAGGGCGACGACGGCCAGACCGGCGCGCCCGGCCCAACCTGCCCCGAGGGCTTCGCCCCGATCGAGACCGAGGGAGCGACGGGCGTCGACGGCACCACGTACGCCCGCGCGATCACCTGCGTCGACCCGACCTCAGCAAAGCCATGACCGGCGCCGACTTCCCGATCTACGACCGCCTCCGCGGCGAGCGCCTGGCCGACGACGTCCCCAACCACGGCCGCGAGCCCCGAACCGAGGAGCTACCCGTGCTCGAGCCGCGGCCGTCGTGGGCCGGCGAGAACGCCGGCGCGGAAGACCTGACCCACGACGACCACCTCGCGCGGCGCACCGACAACGGACTCCGGCCCGACGACGAGCTGCTCCAGCAGCCGCCCCAGGACCCGCACTGGAGGCCAGATGCCGACCGCTGACCAGGTCCTCGACGTCGCCCGATCCCAGATCGGCACGGTCGAGAACGCCCGCGGCGAGCAGCCCTACGGCGCCTTCTACGGACTCAACGGGCCGGCGTGGTGCGCAATGTTCCAGTACTGGTGTTTCAGCCAGGTCCCCGGCGGCGCCGCGCTCATCCCGAAGACCGCATACACGCCAACCTTCTACCAGTGGTTCGTCGACCGCCGGCAGTCCTCCCGGACCCCCGTGAAGGGCGCCCTCGTCTTCTACGACTGGCCCGACTCCGTCCCCCGCATCCAGCACGTGGGGATCGTCGAGGCCGTCAACCCCGACGGCTCCATCACCACGATCGAGGGCAACACCACCAGCGGCCAGGCCGGCGACCAGTCCAACGGCGGCGGCGTGTGGCGCCGGCGCAGAACCACGTCGGCCGTCGTCGGCTACGGCCTGCCCGCCTACGACCGAACTCCCCTGGAGGACGACATGCCGCTCACCGACGCCGACGCCGAGCTCGTGGCCAAGCACGTCTGGGACCACATGATCTACAACAACTGGCTCGGCCGAGAGGAGTGGGCGCGCACCGTCCTGGGCGCCGAGCAGGACCGCGTCATCCGGCAGAACATCGCCCCGTTGCAGGGCGAGCTCGACGCCCTCAAGGCCGCCGTCGCCGCGCTCGCCAGCGGCCGCGCTCCCGCCGATCCTGGCGCCGCCGTCCCAGTCGCGGCGGCCCCGGTCGACCTCACCGCTCTCGCCGCGGCCGTCGCGGACGAGCTCCAGGCCCGCCTGTCCCGGAAGGAATAACCATGCCCGACCACGCACTGACCGACGACGAGCTCGCGCCGACGGTCGCCGTCGACAAGACCGTCGAGGTGAAGGTCGTCGTGTCCGCGCTCGTGACGCTCGTCGCGGGCGTCGCCCTGTCCCTGCTCAACGCTCTGCAGACCGACTCGTCGATCCTCGGTGGGCTCCCGCCGTGGCTGCAGTTCGTGCTCATCACCGCGATCCCGCCGCTCGCGACGTTCGCAGCCGGCTACGCGCAGCCGTCGAACAGGGTCTGACCCCGCTTCGTCCGCTCCCCAACACCAGCGCCCCCGCCATCCCTCCTCAAGGGGATGGCGGGGGCGCTGTATGTGTTCCTACTGCGACGGGAACAGCTCGGGGCAGAGGTGCGCCTTTGCCGCGTAGTAGTCGGTGAGCCAGCCCATCTGCCGAGCTGTCATATACATGATCGTGTCTCGGTCGGCGGTCTTGAGCTTCGCCGCACCATCACACAGGGCGTGCCCCTGCTCGAGGTGCTTGCCTGGGTCGCTGAGCTCAATCTCGCTGCCGTCACGCTGCACCTGCGCCAGGAAGGCGTCCTCGGCAGGGGTGTTGCTGCAACCGGCAAGCACGAGCGGCGCCAGCGCGGCGACGAGGACGAGCAGGACACGACGCACGAACGATCAGTCGCTCCGTGCGATCAATCCGTTACGCCCCGCGGCCGCGGCTCACCCGTCCAGGACCCGCGGCCGCGGCGCCGAGGCCTGCGGCAGCCGATGCAGAACGACCAGCCTGACGCCGCCGAGCCGCATCGCTCCCGCGGCACATTGGCCGCAGACCAGGAACGCGACGGTCCCTCCGACGACGGCAACCTCGACCTGGCGGCGGCACCCCCGACTGGCGCAGCTCATCGCGACGGACCCCGGAACGTCTCGATACGCCGGCGGTCCCGCCAACGTGCTGCTCGCCGCCGCCAGACCTCGGCCGTGCCGCCGTGCTCGCACGCGAGGTTCTCGGCGAGCGCGACGGCCCCGGCGAGCGTGAGCCCGCCGGTCGTCAGGTGGACTTCGTAGTCGGCTGTGCGCTGGTCGTACGGTTTGCTCACGGCCCCTCCCAGGGGGGTCGAGGGCCCGGCCGGCGTTGCACCGTCGTGCCGGGCCCGCCTGCTCCTACGTGCCTCGGTTCGCAGGCGCGAACAGAGTGCAGAAGATCGCGGAAAAACGCGCAGAATCGCACCGGAATGCGCACGACGCACACCACCGTGCGACGTCGTGCCCTACGTCTCCACCGGCGAAGCCGCCCGCGCGCTCGGCGTCTCGATGCGCAGCCTCCAGCAGTGGGCGAAGGACGGGCTCATCGAGCCGGACTTTCGAACCGTCGGCGGCCACATGCGGTGGGACGTCGAGCGCGTCCGCGCCGAGCTGCGTGCCAACCTTCGCGCGATGCGCGACGCAGCCGAGGCCGACGAGTAGCCCGCTCATGACACCTGCCCGAGACCGTCGGGGCCGCCTGGCCCGCGTGGGCCTCTCGGCGCGAGACTCCTCGAGAGCCGATCGAGCGCAGCTGCGTGCTGCGCCGTCGACGAGGCAATGTAGAGCCGCGTCGACGAGGGGCTGGAGTGGCGCATCAGCTCCTGGGTGAGGAGCAGGTCCCGGGTTTGCCGGTAGGCGGTCGTGCCGAAGAAGTGCCGGCACCAGTGCAGGGTGTACGTCATCCCGATCGACTCGAAGTACTGCGCGACGAGGTGCGACAGGTAGTCCGCCCTGATAGGCGTGCCGCGCGCAGTGCGCCACAGCGGGCCGCTCCGGACGCCGAGGTGCTTGCGCAGGATCGGGTCGACACCCTTCGGTACGGGCAGCCGGTAGGCCTTGCCACCCTTCCCGATCCCGGAGAGCACCAGGCGTCCGTCGATGTCGGCGACGTCCTCGTTCCGGATCTGCGCGACCTCCATCGCCCGCAGGCCCATGTAGGCGGACAGGACGAGCCACGTGAACATCGGCTCGGGTGCGCACTCCAGGGCGAGCTTGAGGTCGGCCTGCGGGATCGGCCGCGCGCTGCGGCTCTCGATCCGCGGCCTGGGTAGACGACTCGCGGGGTCGATGTCGAGATGCCCGGCCTCGACCATCCAGCGATAGAAGGCCACGACGTGGTTGGTGTACGTCGCGATGGAGCTCATCGAGACGCGGAGCGAGGACTGCCACCGGTCGAGGGCGTCGGGTGTTACATCGAGCAGCGGGCCGTCGAGGTGTGTCATCAGCCTCAT